GCGCCGGAGCAATATTCCCGCCGTAGGCGTCCTGCACGTCCGCTAGGACGTTCATATTGCACCGGAGGGTATAGTTGCGCCCCTCGAACGAAAAAAAGGCGCTTTCCAGTCTCAGATCGCTCATGCGGCGTCGCCCTCGAGTTCGCCGAGCGCAGCATCGAGCCAGGCGAGAGCTTCCTCTTCGGAATCAACAGAAGCAAATTCGATCATGTCCTGGTTCACCGTGCTGTCCGCCATAAACTCACCGGTCGTCGTAGGCGTATTGAACTGAATGTTCTCGCCGCCAGTGGTACGGAATGACTTGCTCGGCGGACCGAACAGGGATTTCGTAATAAGCGCAACGGTGACCTTATCGACGCCATCGACCACGTCCGGCGCGTAGAAGCCGACGCCGATATACTTGCCCTTGGACTTTGCACCGAGGGCAAGGCCGGTTACGGACTTCTGTACCGTAGTCTGAGAGCCGGACGGCTTGTAGCTGATCTGGCGGACATTCTCACGCGAGCCGAACATCATCTTCTGCGCGCGCTGAGGGATATACTTCACGCCGATCGAGATCGTTCCGCCGACGGCCTTTTTTAAATATTCGGCCAGCGAGCTCTCCGCGTACAGACGGCCCTCGGCATAGCGAAGCTCAAGGTTAACCGACATAGCGTCGCCAATCTTCTGAACATTGGTGTAAGACACGACACCGTTTGCGTAGTTATAAACACCGCCGCGGATGCCGCGAAGGTCAAATTCAGGCATTTGATTGTCCTCCTATTTTTCAAATTCTTTTTCGATCCACTCGCCGATGATCTCGGTACCGGGAGCTGCGATCTGCTCCTCGTTCCGCGTCATAGCAGTCCCGATGAACGGCCGAGGTTCCTGGTGGCGGGATCCGTATTCGTTTACAAATGCAATCTCCGCATTGCGGACGCGTTTGCTGCCGCGCATACGGGTCCCGGAGAAGGTAATATCAGCATAGCCGCCGGAATCGGTGATCTTTGGCTTTTTGGGCTTGATTTTATCCAGGATGTGCACGGTGCTCTCCGGATCCCGGACGCCCATGGATTCACCCTGGGCCCTAATCTTCACCGCGGCCACTTTGGCCATTTCGGTTAGAGCCGTGGATGTCACCTCATCGGGGATGTCTGAGATCCGGTTAAAGGCGGCGTCGAGGTCGTCAAAGCCGACAAGCTCAAGTGAAGCCATAGGCAGCACCCGCATTCACATATTCACACTCGAAGATCCAGCACTGCCCCTGCTTGTCATGCGCCGGGGTGATCGTCGGAGTCGTAAAGCCGGCGCGGATCAGAGCCTGGCTGATGCTGATTTTCTTAGGGTTCGGGTTATGGCCCGTCGGGCAGAAATACCGAACAAGCACAAGGTGACGCGCCGCTTGAGCAATGCCCTCGGCATGAACTTCCGGGATCGTCTGGACGCTCCAGGAAGCGTATTCGAGACTTTTTCCGCGGTAAGTACCGGGAACTGCATCATCCCCAAAAACAGGGGAGAGTGCTTCCCTCAGAGCGGTGTCAGTGTCTTTCAATGGACTACCTCCTCGAGGATCAGGAAGATCGTGCCGTAACCGGAGGGATAGTGTCGCAGTACGGAATACCTCGTCCCGTCATACACAGCGATGTCTTCCTTCTGATAATCCTCCGGCCAGATCTCAACGGTGGCCGACGCCTTTTTGCCGGCCTTCAGGCTCTCGTAAAACTCGCCGCGGGCGACGCCGTCATAGAAATTGCAGTAGATCGTGCGAGAGCTCTCCACAGGCATTTCGAAGCCCTGGTCGTCCTTCGGGGAGGAAACGCTGATCAGTTTCAGCTCATCCATCCACGGAGTGTTGTTTGATTTGGAGAGATACGATCGGTTATTCATGAGCGTCCTCCTGCGCAGCGTAGTCGCCGGAGAGAGCCATCGCGTCCGCCATATACTCAAAGGCGTCGTGATAGCGCTGAGCTTCGCCCTGGAAGTTGAAGTAGAACCGGCAGTACAGCTTGATACACTGAGCAGTCGCGGGATCCGCTTCATTGATGGTCTCGACGCCGATGATCTGCATGCGGGTCTTTGCGGTCTCGATTGCCTCTTCAATAGAGGCGTCCTTGGAATCGCTGGTGATGTGCAGATCTTTTTTCACAGAAACAGTCAGAGTAGTGGCCATAGTTACCTCCAACCCTCCAGGTTCGGGGAGCCGGAGACGGCTCCCCGTTGAAAATCATTTTAATCAGGTGCCGGAGGCCGCAGCAAACTTGCCGTAGAAGCCGCCCTTCGGATCTTCAACGCCAGCGTCGGTGAGCGAGTAGGCGGTCTTCACTTCGTTTGCAGTCTTGGCCTCTACCGTCGAGAAGATGTAAAGCTCGTCGTACTCGTTGACCTTCAGCTGGTCTTTAGCGAAAATGAAGAACTCGTCGTCAGCAAGCTGGGGATCCTCCTTGACCTTCGCGCCGTACACGCGGCCAGCCACGGTCGGGTCGTCCATGCCGCTCTGGATGAACAGGCGGTGACCGCCGCCGTCCTCAATGCCGGCAAAGATGTTCCAAATCGTATTGGAGTTTGCATAAATCGTCTTGATCGGACCCTTCACCTTGGCGAAAGCGTCACGAATGCCGGTGTCCGTGCGGGCAACAGCGGTATTCTTGTTACCGGCGTCAATGCCGGCGTTCGCGTTCACGGTGCCGCCTTCAGGAGCAGCACCGGTCGCACGGGCGATACAGAGGCGCTCCTTTGCCACGGCGATGCGGTCGCCGAGTTCCTTGACAAGCCAGTCCTCGAAGGCGTCGATACTCTTGAACTTCATCTTGCGGCTCAGAACGACGTGTTTCTTGATTTCAACACCGTCCAGGGACAGCAGGTCAAAATCGTTTGCTTCATCGTCGTTGGCTGCACCTTCAGCAACACCTTTGGCGTCGCCCTTCGTAATGGTCTTACGACGCGGGACGCCGAAGCCCTGGGTCATGTAGGATTTGTCAGCGTCCTGGTACATCGGGGCGCGGCTGTCGAGAAGGTCAACGATGCGGTTGACAGTGACCTGCGGAACGACGTTTCCGCTGTTCGCGGTGGTGTGGGTAAAGGCGGCGCGCTCCTCATCGTTCATTTCGCCGAGAAGATGCATGCCGTCTTTGGTCACAGCCAGGTTTTTCAGCCATGCGCTGCGATACTCAGGGGTGGTGTTGTCATAGATTTTTTCGGGCATGGGAGTATCTCCTTTTCTTTCGATTTTTTTGGAGCCGCCTTCAAAATCGGCCGCTCTCTGTTCCTCTGCCGCTTTAGCAGCAGATTTTCTGGCTTCCAGCTCTGCGCTGATAGCCTGGCGCTCGGCAATGTTTGCATCAGCCTCTGCGCTGAGCGCGTCGGCGTCGGCTCCCGTTGCCTTGATCTCAACGGCGATCTGCTCACTCCGGGCGCGGAGCTCTTCGCTGCGCTCGAGCAGCTGCTCGGCCGTCTGACCGGTGAAATCAAACATTTTTGTTTTCCTCCAGTTTCCTGAGAGTGTTTCGGATCAGATCCTCGCGCTCCTGTTCCTTTCTGCGGGCTTCCCTTGCGCTCTCCAGCACAGAGGCGGCGCTGTCCAGCGCCTTCGCATGACTGCGTGCCTCCAGAGAGGTCTGCTCGTAGGCCGGCCAGGTAACGGCGCTCACCTCGAAGATCTTACTAATTCCAGTAATGGTTCTCTTCGGATGATCACTGTCCAGATCTTCCCATTTATCTGATTCGACGCGGAACATGAAGGACATCCCAGAGATATCCCCGCGCTCCGCGGCCGAATACAGGCTGAGTGAATCGGCGTTCCTCTCAATATCGAGATCCGCCCGCATCGCCATGCCGGCATCATCCGGCGAGAGCTGCATGGTGCTGTTGGCATTGTTGTTCCGGCTCCTGGCCATAGGGATCATATCGGTGTTGTGGTTCACAAGGAAACGCACGTCGCGCATATCGGTATGATCCAGCGCGCCCTTTGCGATCGTCTCCTCCCACAAACCATTATCGTATGTCGCTCCGAATACGATCGGGCGGCCGGTAAGAAAGTGGCCGTGATCTTCATTCTGCTCGGCGCGGATCTCGCAGCTGAAAGCTCTTACTTCGACAGACATCGTTATTCCTCCTGTTCGTTTAATCGTTCGTCACTGTCCACGTACTCGCCGCGGATGAAGAATTTATCTCCTTCAGGGCCGATTCCAGGCATTTGAAGGATCTCTCTGCCCTCGTTTCTGTTCATCATGCCGCGGTCGAAAAGCTGAGTGATCGAGTTGAGCTTGTTGTTGATCGAGGCGAACTGCAGTCGGTTTGCGGAGAACTCGACGCCGTTGCCGGCGGCAAGCTGCCGATCCGAAAAGATCATGCAGCCGATCACAAGACTTGCCTGCAGGGCGAAAGGCTCGATATTGCCCTCATAAAACGCCGCCCATTCAGATTCATCCCAGTCGTTTTTCAGGATCTTACCGTTAACGCCGTAATAGCGGTCGACGTTCTCGTCGATGAGCTTCATCTGATCGGCGTCGACGACATAAGGCTTCGAGGCGATCTGCTTGACGTCGCTGTACTTGTTGTCGAACACCATGACGCCGCCGTTATTGTCCGGACCGAGATTATCCTTGACGAACTGCTCCCGCATCGCTTTCAGGCTCTCCGGGCGCAGGCTGTTGGACACTTTGGCCATGAAGCGGATCGTTGCGCCCTGCTTCATGGACTCTTCCATCGCCTGGTTCTGCATGTCGATCACGCGCATGGTCGGGTTAAGAACGCTGTTATCTGCACCGAAGAAATCGTCGCGGTACTGCATTTTCGTCAGAATCCCGCAGCGGTCATAATCCATATAGCCGGTTTTGCCGTTCGGGAATGTAAATTTCAGAAGCATTTTTCCGCTGCGGCCTTCCTTGACCTCACAGCTGGATGGACACACGGGACAGAGACCGACGACGTCGCTGTCGTCGTATTCCGACGTCAGCGGCACAATGAAGGCGGTATTTTCAACCTCGTAAATTGTGCGCAGCCGGTACAGAAACTGGCTTGTCGTCTGCCAGGGATTAGGCTTTACCTGCAGCATGCGTTCATAGCGCTTGCCGGCGCTGCCTTTCACATGAGGCTTCAGCTTTGAGGTGTGCGTAGCGATCGCATGGATCGCTGCCCTGGTCTCAAGCGCTTCATAGACGCCGCCGCCGGTAGTCCGCCATACCGGCTGATAGGCCGTCAGGGACTGGAAATAGTTTTCGATCTTGACGACGTCGTTTCGAGGTCCGAAAATTCTCTCAAAAAGGCCCATCTCAATTCCTCACGATCAAACTCAAATAGTCTTCCAGGTGGTCCAGATAGACCACATAAGCGTCCAGCAGCGCGGCAGTGCCGTCGATTTTCTTGGTCGGCCGGCTTGTCTTATGTGGTTGGATGTTGCCGTTCTTATCCTCTTCGTAGGTGGTATTGGCAAGACACCACTTATCGATCGGGTTGTTGTTGTAAACGATGTGGTGTTCGCGGAGATCCGCGCCGAGACGCAGCATAGGATCCGAGAGCGTCTTCTTGCCCTGGTGGATTGCCTGGCCGGACTCGGTCCCGAAATAAGACTCCATGTCCTCAACAAAATACTTCGCAGACCAGGCGTCATACCCAAACCAGGGAATGAAGATATCCAGCGTTTCCTGTACTTCGATGAACCAGGCCTTGACGTCCCGATAGCTGATTGTGTTGCCGCTGCACACGCGCAGCAGGCCTCGCTCAAGCCAGCGATCATAAGGGATCTTTGTCTCGGTCGCGATCTGTTCGATGCTCGGCGTCTCTGGGCGCCAGTACATGGACAGAACAAACAGCTCGTCAGGCAGCTCCGGGACCTTGAAGAGAACCTTCGCTGCCGTCAGGTCGGTCGTCTTGGAAAGATCGACGCCGCCGATGCCATAGCGGGGATAGCTCAGTTCTCGCTCTTCGCCGTTGTGGATCCAGACAAAGCGCTTTGCTTCGGGATCGAGGCGGTAGACGTCAGTGTTGTTCAGCTCCTCGAAGCTGAGCCAGGCGGAGGAATCGGTCTCACGAATATTGAACTCCTTGCAGACCAGGTTTTTGACAAGGGCAGGATTCGACTTTGCCTTCTCAACCTTGTCGGCAAGGATCTTCAGCGATTTGATCGTCCCGAGGCCGGGATTCGCTTTCTTCCAGCAGGCGGGATCCGTCCACTCGGCGCGTGCATCGAGCTCATACACGAAAGCGATCTGGTGATCGTCGTGATACCCCTCCGGATCATCGTAGCCGTTGATCAGCCGCTCGATCTCGTCGTACTTCTCGTCGTAGATATCCTCGCGCACCGTGCCGGCGGTCGAGGTCATGAAAATCAGCGGCTGCTCACGGGAAATAATGCCGTCGGCGACGATATCGTATAGTTGCCGGCCGTTTCGCCATTGGTGGAACTCGTCCATCAGAGCGCAGTGTACGTTCAGACCGTCGAGTGTGCCGCTATCGGAAGCCAGCGGCTTCATAACGCCGTCATTTCCGTCATTGTCCAGCTCGGCCACCAGAGAGCGCACGCGCTTTTTGAGCGTCGGGGATTTCTGGACCATGCGCTTCGCCTCGGTCCAGATGATCTTTGCCTGGTCTCGCTTCGTGGCCACCGTGTACACTTCAGGGCCGGCTTCGCCGTCCGCCAGGAGCATATACAGGCCGACGATCGAAGCGAGCGTCGACTTGCCGTTTTTCTTGCCGACGATCAGGATGACTTCGCGGTACTGGCGGACGCCCTCGATATCGACAAAGCCGAAAGAGATCGCAAGGATCGCTTTCTCCCATAGCTCCAGCTGAACCAGCTTTCCGCCGAACTTGCCTTTGCTGTGCCGGCAGAACGTCTCGGCGAATTCCAGGATGTGATTCGCCCGGCGAGGGTCGTAATAATACTCCCCGGGATGATCCATCTGCTGGACAACGTGCCGGATCGTCTTGTAGATCTTCTGGGAGACGATCTCCTCGCCGGACTCGATCTTGTGCCAGTACTCCCGGATCGGATTGTAGGTGATCGGGTAATGCTTCACGCCTCGTCACGTCCTGCGACAAAATCATCAAAGCCATCGTCGGGAACAGCTTTCTGCTCCGGTGACGGCAACATGCCGTCGAGCTGCTTGATGATCTTCTGGTAATTGCCGTTCAGGCTGGCATAGCTTTGCCCCTGCGGGCGGGCTCGGTCATAAGGCTCCTGATTGCCCTGGGAGAATTTTTCGGTCCATCCGTTCTCCTGGAGATCCGCCTCAAGATCCTGCAGCTCCACGACCATGAAGGCAGCACGCTCGATCAGACCGGAGGCCAGCGTTTTCTTGTCCGCGGGCAGGTCGGCATAGAGGGCGAGAAGGCGGTTTTTCTCGGTTTTAATTCGCGTTTTCTTCGTTTTTGCGGGCACTTTTCGGTCACCTCGTTCGACTTTGGCACTTTGGAAAAAATTTCGCGCGCACATTGGAGGGGGGCCTCGCGCCCGACCCGTGTATTCTTCCGACCTTAGGGCCGCGGTCCCGAGGGCCCGCTCGAAAAAATTTTCGATGGGGGAGCGGTCAGCGGTCGAGTGCCGCGACGACGTCGCCGCTCTCGTCGAAGAGAACGCTGCGCTCTGCCGGCTGAAACACGCCGTGTTCCTTGTTGTGACACGTCAGGCACACATACTCAAGCAGCTCATGGTTCAATGCGATATCGGGATCCGTGATGTTCTCCGGCGTCAGCTCAATCCGGTGATGGACGATGTAGCCGAGCTCGTCATGGCATCGCTGACAAAGTCCTCCGTCGATTTGTTTCCGCCGGCTGACGAAGCTCTCGCGGCAAGCGAGCCAGGCCTTGCCCTTGTAGAAGCTTTCGGCAAAGTCTTTCATGGCAAAATAAAAAAGCCAGAGCACCAAACGGAACCGTTCAAGGTTCGCTTGGGCTCTGGCTTCTGGAGCACTGGCCTCGATGTATGTCGATCAGGATCTCGTGACTGCACTTCCGGCAGTAGACCGGCAGCGCACGCGCTTCGGTTTTCAGATCGATGCGCTGCGCTTTTTTGTTTCCGCAAAACGGGCAGATTAAAAACCCGTTTATCACTGTCAACAGTGTACCACACGCAGTTTGGTTTTGCAAGGATTATCAACCTCTTTTCCTAAGAATAATACAGTTACCGAGGCAAAAAAATTTATAAAAGGTCAGCGCCGGCGTCGATGCCGCGGAGCCGGCCGCAGCGCCCGCTGCCAGCCTGGCGCGAGATACTTGACGTATCGCCAGGATCCGAACTCGTTTTGTTCGCGCGCGTCCTCATAGATCATGGAACCCTTCGGCGGCTGCAGCGGCGTGTCGTCGGGAACCGGGAAGCTCTCGACCTCCGGATGCTTGCAGTTTCGCGTATAGCTCCAGGAGCGGAGCCCCGGCTTCTCGCGAGCTTCCTTACATAAATAACGCGCGACGCCTTCATAGCTGTGTTTGCTGTCGAGCTTGAGCCGCCGGAAATCGATGTCGCTGCCCCATGGCCACAGCTTCCGGATCTCCTCATAATCCTCGCCGACATTGTTGAGGATAATATGATGATGCCAGCGGCCTTCGCCGAAGGCGTTTTCCGTGGCAAAGATCATGACCGGCTCCGGCCTGTTGTGCTCCTTGCGATAATCCCGCAAGTCCTTGCGGAAAGCCTTGAGCCGCGCGACAGCCTTCTGCCGACTCGACGGCAGGTGCGCGTCGTCATAGGTCAGCGTGATCATCAGATCGCCCGGCCGGAAGTTTGCCGCGATCATCAGCTCCAGCTTCTGAAAGCTGTACTTCAGGTTCATGCGCTGCTGCGCGTCGCTGGAGAGTTTGCGCTTGCCGGCCCGCGTCCTGGGCGAGTCATGTGCGGATCCTCGCGGGTAGAGCGCCTCCAGCACGAGCGAGCCGGCCTGTATGATCTTTTTTGTTTTCATCTTGAGCCCTCCGTGGCCTCAGACCTCGAAGGGCTCAGGGCTCATTTTATCAGTTTCAGTTTTTGTCTGTTCGCGGCTGCGACAGCTTCGATTCGTTTTCGAGCAACGATCTGCTCCGGACACTTCGCCCGCCATTGATATCCCAGTCTGCGATCGCCGGTATAATATTGGCACTCGTCGCAGGTCCAACAGACCTCAACGCCATCCGGCAGCTCACCGATCGTGAGGTAATGTACATCAAGCTCACAGCTGCGCCCACAGAAGAGGCACGCACATCCGCGGCAGCTCATCTTAACTGCGCGGCGCCAGGCAGATCGTCAAAGCACAGAGGCATGAGCTTCAGGCCCAGCGCCACCGCGCCCGGCTGCAGCAGCTCGAAGCCCCGCAGCACATAGGTGATCTCGTACAGCAGGCACCGCCCGGTGAACCCGTCGCCCAGAGTCTTCGGCTCCGGCATCCATTCGTTCAGCGCCAGATAGTCGCCGACGGCGTAGGGCGGCTCGCCCGGCTCCTCCATTCGGATCTCGAAGGGCTTGCGCCCTTTCAGGCTGGCCTCAAAGTATTCCGGCCGCACCTTCTTCGCATGGATCATTTCCCTTCACCTCTTTTACTGACGTTCTCCAGCCCACAGCG